GATTTATTTACTATCAACCATAGTGAAGCATTTAAGTTATCACTACAATCAGTATTAGATTATCTTACTAAAAAACATGAACGTATATATACGTTAGATAAGAAGGCAACTAAATACCTTATAGGTGATAGTTTACCTATTATTGATGTTAATTTTATGTTGCCCGAAGCACTTAAAGAAGAAGTATTCAATACTACTAACCATGACCATTTTTATGGTAAGTTTTTTCACATGAAAAATATTAATAGTATTATTCCTATTTCTAAGCACTATGAAAAACAAGAAAATATATTTGATAACATATCTTGGTGTTTAGGATTAAACCCAAATGAATACTTAAATGATGATTATACTGATGTATTCTATAATATAGAAAAACAGGGTATTGGGTTTGACGAAAAATTACTTAAAAAATATTTTGAATTTAATTGGTCAAACTATTCAGTATCTGATGGTCGTATATATGGATACTTCAATTTATATAATACAACCACCCGTCCTACTAATGCATTTAATAATATAAATTTCAGCGCTTTAAACAAAGATAACGGCGCTAGGGAAACGTTCACACCAACAAATGACTATTTCGCTGAATTCGATTATAGCGCTTATCACCCACGTATTATCGCCAAAATCATTGGATATGAGTGGAAAACTAACCCATATGATGAAATACCTAAAGAGGTAATGTTTCAAAATTTATATGGGGGAATTAGGAAGGAACATATCCATGAACCATTTTTTGCTAAATTAAATAATTACTTAGACCACAAATGGGATATATTCGAAAACGATGGTGAATTGGATTTAGCAATGACTAAACTTCCTGCTTCGCGAATTGAGAATCCAAACAAAAACAAAATACTTAGTTATATTATTCAGTCATACGAAACATACTATAACGTTCAGACATTAAAAGCAGTATTTGATTATTTAAAAGATAAACAAACAAAAATAGTATTATATACTTACGATTCATTTCTATTAGACGTGTCTCGTAAAGACGGAAAGAAATTATTAACGGATATTAAAAACATACTTGAAAATCTTGGATTCCCCACCAAGATGAAGACAGGTGATACTTATGGGGTTTTAAACTAATTACAATATTTATGGATAATAGACTAAACTTAGAAGATTTGGCAAACAAGTTATTTTGTACCTTTACTACACAGGAAAATCTCCCACTAGTTCTTGAAGATGTTAAACGTAAGTATCAAATTTTATTTAATAAAATATTTGTTCTTCATGTTCCCTCAACCGAAGAATATGTGTGTACGTACAACGTAGATTCGTTCAACGTTACTGACGATATCCTCCCTGGTACTATATTATTACATAGAAAAAAAGAGAGCAATACCCTATATACAATTAATGCTTTAAACGCTTTAATTAAATCCTTAAACGGAGGAATTATGGATAGTAAATACATGGTTAACTGGAATGACTATCGTAATTGTATATTATTGACACGTGGTGATGACTTTAAAAAGTTAGATACAAAAATACATCAGATAATTAATTTATAAAATAAAACCAAGGTTATGTTAGATTTATCTTCATTTGACTGGGGGTGGATGAATGAGCCCAGTGACCGCACTTTAACAAGTGGTGACATTACAAAAAATTATTCGCAATGGCATAAAGATGCTATAACGCAAGAAATTTTTCAAGACAAAATGTATGAGAAGTTTTTTGATGTTGAAGAAGGAGACCTTGTAGTTGACTTTGGAGCTAGCATTGGTCCCTTTACTTACTCAATTTTAGGTAAAAAACCTAAACATGTATATTGTTTTGAACCTAGTCCCGTTGAATGGGATACATTAAAAAACAATACTAAAGATGGTCCTGTTACTATTATTAATAAAGCAATATCTAACCGAGAAGGAATAGGTCAGTTCGATTTATTTGGAATAACAGAAGACCATTCTAATGTCGCTTTATGTACAACATTTCCTAAATTCCTAGAGGAATATAATATTGATAAAATTGATTTTATAAAAACCGATTGTGAAGGAGGTGAATATGCTGTGTTTAATCAGGAAAATCTTCCATGGATTAAACAAAACGTAAAGAAAGTTGTTGGTGAGTGGCATTTATGTACACCTGAAGAAAAAGCAAATTTTAGAGCATTTAGAGATTTATACTTAAAAGAATTTCCCAACTATCAAGTATTCGCAGTTGATGGAGTTAATATTAAGTGGGACCTATGGAATGAACATTTCATTGAGTACTATTGTCAGGTCTTGATTTATATAGACAATAGATAAGAAAAATTTGGTTACCTCAAGTTTCCATCTTACATTTACGAAAACATAAAACAAGTTATATGGATTTAAAAACAATCAAATCGCGTCTCAATTCGCTACAGAAGACGAAAGGCGGAAATTCCGGTAAGGAAGATCGCGCTAAAAATTTCTGGCGTCCAACCGTAGGTAAAACTACGATTCGTATTGTACCGTCTAAGTTTGATAAAGCTAATCCGTTCCGTGAAGCGTACATTCACTACAACATCGGAAACAGGATGATGATTGCTTTAACTAACTTCGGTGAAAAAGACCCTATCGTTGAATTTGCAGCTCAATTGCGCAAAACAAGTGATAAGGCAAACTGGTCATTGGCCAAAAAATTAGAACCAAAATTACGTATCTTCGCTCCTGTTATCGTACGTGGAGAAGAAGACAAGGGTGTTCGCCTTTGGGAATTTGGTAAAGAAATGTATTTAGATTTGTTAAGTATGGCCGAAGATGAAGATATCGGAGATTATACTGATGTTATGGATGGTCGTGACTTTATCGTTGATACAGTTGGACCTGAAGTTACTGGTACTAAGTTTAACAAATCATCTATTCGTGTACGTACTAAGACTACTTCATTAAGTGAAAACAACGACCAAATTAAAACGTGGTTAGCTGAACAACCAGATGTTATGTCTTTATATAAAAAGTACGAGTTCGAGGAAATGAAAAAAACACTTCAAGAATGGTTAACTCCAACTGATTCAGAAAACACTGAAGAAGAAGTGGTAGAATCTGCACCTTCAAAACAAGCAACTGGTTTACAGTTAAATGTTAAGAAGAAAAAAGATTTTGATGAAGAAGAATTCGACGATTTATTTAAAGATGAAGAATAACATTTATGGCAAAAACAAAAAAAGAAGAAAGTTTAACTTCATCCGTATCGAAAGCAATAAAAGGTACTTTTGATTTAGAGAAATTTAAGACTGCAAAGTTTTTATCTCAACCGGTTAAGTTTAAACCCCAATCATGGATTCCTTTATCCAAAGCTTTTCAAGATACTTTGTCTATTCCTGGTATTCCGATGGGCCACATAACTTTGTTACGTGGTCACTCGGATACAGGTAAAACAACAGCATTACTTGAAGCGGCCGTAGCAGCACAAAAAATGGGAGTATTACCAGTATTCATCATCACTGAGATGAAATGGAACTGGGATCACGCTCAACAAATGGGTTTTGAAATTGAACCTGTAGTGGATGAAAGTACAGGTGAAATAGTAGATTATAAAGGATTTTTTATCTATACTGATAGAAGTGCTTTAAATACTATTGAAGATGTAGCTTCATTTATTGCTGATTTGTTGCATGAACAGAAAACAGGCGCTTTACCTTATAACTTATGTTTCTTTTGGGACTCCGTGGGTTCTATCCCATGTAGATTAAGTATAGAATCTCAAAAGAATAACAATGAGTGGAACGCAGGTGCTATGTCTCAGCAATTTGGAAATTTTATTAATCAACAAATAGTATTGTCACGTAAGGAAAATATGCCTTATACTAATACATTAGTTGCTGTTAATAAGATATGGGTAGCAAAACCTAACTCACCAATGGAACAACCTAAAATGAAAAATAAAGGTGGTGACACTATGTTCTTTGATTCTTCATTAGTTATTACTTTTGGTAATGTTACTAATAGTGGTACTAATAAAATTAAAGCAACTAAGAATGGTAAAGATGTAGAGTTTGCTAAACGAACTAAAATCAGTTGTGATAAAAACCATATTACTGGTGTTACTAGTAAAGGAGCGTCAATTATGACAGTTCATGGTTTTATAGAAGATGATAAAAAAGCAGTCGACGAGTATAAAAAAGCACACTCGGCTGAATGGCTTCAAGTATTGGGTACAAAAGACTTTGATATTGTAGAAGAAAATGATGGAGAAGAAGATATCAGAGACATATTTGACAATGAACCCACTACACTTGAAACAAATGAATAATAAAGATTTTTTTAAATCCCTACTCGACAACATAAAAGATTCTAAACAGGAGCCCTTGCATTTAAACAGCAAGGTGCTTCTGATAGATTCTATGAATACCTTTTTAAGGTGTTTTACAATGATACAACACCTCAATTATCAGGGACATCATATAGGAGGACTTACTGGTTTTTTAAAATCAATAGGTTTTGCAATTAACCATATTAAACCTACAAGAGTTATTTTATGCTTTGAAGGAGCAGGTAGTACTACAAACAGAAAATACCTTTATCCTGAGTATAAAGCAAATAGAAAACTTATTAAGGTAACTAATTGGGATACATTTGATAATAAGGAAGAAGAAACTGAATCGATTGAAAACCAAATAATTAGGCTAGTAAATTACCTTCAGATACTTCCTGTTAATCTTATTGCAGTTGATAAAATTGAGGCTGATGATATTATAGGACACTTAGCTACTCATCTTCCCGGTGAAGTAGTAATTATGTCTGCTGATAAAGATTTTTTACAATTAGTAAATGATAGAGTATCCGTTTATTCTCCTGTTAAGAAAAAATTCTATAATCCTCGTATGATATTAGATGAATATAAAGTATCTGCGGCTAATTATCTTAATTATAAAATATTAACTGGAGACGATTCTGATAATTTACCTGGGGTGAGAGGTATAGGACATAAGAAACTCCTAAAACTATTCCCTGAATTTGTAAATGAAGAAAAATATACTTTTAAGTATATGATAGATAAAGCAGAAGAGAAAATTGGAGAACATGCTCTGTATGGTAATATAGTTAATTTTAAACATCAATTAGATATCAACAGGCAATTAATGGATTTAACTAATCCAGTATTGACGGAAGAAGCAGTTGCTGAAATTGAAGAATTAATAGTAACATCTCCTTACAAATACAATAGAACAGAATTTTTAAGAATGTATAACGAAGATTTTTTAGGTAACTCAATCCCCAATGTAGAATTTTGGTTATCAAATACTTTTTCGTATCTTACATCATACAAATAAAAAAACAAAATATGGTTGCATTTAATAAGTTATCTCAGTACGGACTTGGATTTCAAGTCAAAATTTTAAATTCACTATTAAAGAATAAAAAATTTATCCTTACAATACGTGATACCATTACTCCTGATTATTTTGATAGTCAAGCACACCAATGGATAATTAAAACAACCTTATCTTATTTTGATAAGTATCATGCAACACCTACTTTAGAAACACTACAAGTAGAAGTAAAAAAAATTGAAAATGATGTCTTGAAAACTACTGTTGTTGAGCAGTTAAAAGAAACATTCAAGGTTGCCAATGATGACAATGAATATGTGGAAGAAGAATTTAGTAATTTTTGCAAGAACCAACAACTTAAATCAGCGTTGCTCCAGTCTGTGGATCTCCTACAGTCGGGAATGTATGATGATATTAGAACTATTGTTGATAATGCTTTAAAGGCGGGTCAAGATAAAAACATAGGTCACGAATATAATAAAGATATTGAAACCCGATATAGAGATGAAGTGCGTGGAACCGTACCCACTCCTTGGGATTTAGTTAATGATTTATTATCTGGTGGTTTAGGTAATGGAGATTTTGGATTAATATTTGGTAATCCTGGAGGTGGAAAGTCATGGACTTTAGTTGCCTTAGGTGCTTGGGCTGTAAGATTAGGCTATAATGTAGTTCACTACACTTTAGAATTAAGTGAGGGTTATGTTGGTAAACGATATGATGCTTATTTCGCCAATAAAGCAGTTAATGTAATTAGTAGCTTTAGAGCGGACGTAGAAAAAGCAATAGCTGAATTACCAGGTACCCTTACCATCAAAGAATATCCACCAGGAAAAGCAACTATAACAACAATCCAATCACACATACAAAAACTAACAGATTTAGATAACAAACCGGATTTAGTTTTAATTGATTATGTAGATTTACTTCGTTCTAAACGTAATAGCAAAGAACGCAAGGAAGAAATTGATGATATATACTTAGCTACAAAAGGTTTAGCTCGTGAATTAAATGTTCCTATTTGGTCAGTATCTCAAGTTAATAGAGCCGGTGCTAAAGATGATGTGATTGAAGGTGACAAAGCAGCAGGTTCATATGATAAAATTATGATTACTGATTTTGCAATGTCATTGTCAAGAAAACGTCAGGATAAAGTAAATGGAACAGGTCGTTTTCATATAATGAAAAATCGTTATGGGATGGATGGTTCAACATATTTTGCTAAAATAGATACATCCACAGGTCATATTGAGTTAGATGAAGAACCAATGGATGAAGACGGAATGGATAATCCTTCCTCAAGACCTACAAATACTCCTTTTAATGGAGGAGTAAGTACAGACGAAAAAAAACATCTAAGTAATTTTTTAAAGCTTAAAATGGAATCATAGTATATAATATATTTATGTTCACAAATCAAAAATATTATGGTAAAGGTTCTTAAATTCTCGGCTGCATGGTGCGGTCCGTGTAAGGCATTATCTCCTGTTTTCGAACAAATAAAGGGAGAAATATCCGGAGTTAATTATATAGATATCGATGTAGATACAAATCAAGCTATGGCTCAAGCTTATTCAATAACAAGCATTCCTGCTGTTATAATTGAAAGAAATGGAGAAGTAATAAATAAAATTATAGGAGCAAAACCCAAATCAGCCTATATTCAGGCTATTAAGGAATTATTATAAACATAAGGCAGATAACAATTTTTAAACATTCACAACAAAATGGACGTAACGCAAGGCATTCTCAGTGACATAACTACATACATGAAGTATGCAAAGTTTGTTCCCACACTGAACAGAAGAGAAACATGGGAAGAATTAGTAACAAGAAATAAGGAAATGCATCAAACAAAATTTCCTCAATTACAAAATGAAATCGAAGAAGCTTATAAATTGGTCTACGATAAAAAAGTATTACCATCAATGCGTAGCTTACAGTTTGCGGGTAAACCCATTGAACTTAATAATGCTCGTATATTTAATTGCTCTTTTTTACCTATTGATGATTGGCGTTCATTCAGTGAAATAATGTTTTTATTGTTGAGTGGATGTGGAGTTGGATATAGTGTTCAAAGACATCATATTGAACAATTACCTGAAATTAAAATTCCTATTAAATCGAAAAGATATTTAATTGGTGATTCTATTGAAGGATGGGCTGATGCTGTAAGAATGCTTTGTAAAGCATATTTTACAGGTGCTCCGTTGCCTTTATTTGATTTTAGAGATATTAGACCAAAAGGTGCTCAGTTAATCACTGTAGGTGGTAAAGCACCTGGTCCCGAACCATTAAAAGAATGTTTATTTAACTTACAAAAAGTACTTGACAGAAAGAAAAATGGCGATAGAATAACTCCATTAGATGCCCATGATATGGCTTGCCATATTGCTGATGCAGTATTAAGTGGTGGTATTAGACGTGCCGCGTTAATTTCATTATTCAACTTGGATGATGAAGAAATGTTAACATGTAAGTTTGGTAATTGGTGGGAAGAGAATCCACAACGTGGTAGAGCAAATAACTCTGCAGTTGTTATTCGTCATAAAATTGATGAAGAAGAATTCTTTAAATTATGGAAAAAAATAGAATTAAGCAATTCAGGCGAACCTGGAATTTACTTTTCAAATGATAAAGATTGGGGTACAAACCCATGTTGCGAAATCGCTTTACGTTCTTATCAGTTCTGTAACTTGTGTGAAGTAAACGTTTCAAATGTTGAATCACAAGAAGATTTAAACGAAAGAGTACGTGTGGGTGCTTTCATTGGTACATTACAAGCTGGTTATACTGATTTCCATTACTTAAGAGATATTTGGAGAAAAACAACTGAAAAAGATGCTTTATTAGGTGTTGGTATGACAGGTATTGGTTCTGGAACTATATTAGCTTATGACTTAAAGAAAGCAGCTGATTTAGCTAAAATTGAAAACGCAAGAGTAGCTGAATTAATTGGTATTAACAAAGCAGCTCGTGTAACAACAGTTAAACCATCAGGTACTTCATCATTAGTATTAGGTACATCAAGTGGTATTCATGCTTGGCATAACGATTTTTACATTAGACGTATTCGTGTAGGTAAAAATGAAGCTATATATTCTCACTTAGCTATTAATCACCCAGAACTAGTTGAAGATGATTTTTTCAAACCAACAATCCAAGCAGTAATTTCAGTACCACAAAAAGCACCAGTAGGTTCTATTTTAAGAACTGAAGATGTAATGGATATGCTTGAACGTGTTAAGAAATTTAATACGCAATGGGTTAAAAAAGGACATCGTAAAGGTGCAAACACAAACAATGTATCTGCTACAGTATCAATTCAAGAAAATGAATGGGAAAAAGTAGGTAAATGGATGTGGGATAATAAATTTAAGTAAAATTGTTGAATATACAGATGATACAGCGTTAATGGACCAAGCAGCGTGTGCTGGAGGCGCTTGTGAAATAGTGTAATATGAGTAAAGAACTCACAAATAAAGTTGATTACTATATAGAAGGCGAGCGCGTGATATTCACAGCGCTCGCTCACATTAGACGCGGCCAGTGTTGTGGTAATCAGTGTCGACATTGTCCGTACGAACCAAAACATACCAAAGGAGGGGTGGTTATCTCAGAAAAGATACTTAAATTTACATCAAATAAATAGGTTATGTCAATTACACACAGCAAAGAAACAATTCTACAGGAAGTAAATAAGTTACAACGCCTCAACTATAACCAATTTTTTTGGTGGAGAAAATTTAGACCCAAACAAAAAGAATTATCTAAACACGCTTACTCAGTAGATAAGATTCGTAATGGTGATTTTGATTTTTCTCATTATTATTGGCAAGCACAATATGCTTTATTAGAAATGGAAGAAAAAACAGGACATATTGCCCATCCCTCTTCACGACATGAAGCACAAACATTATTTAGAGAACGTCATAGACGTTTAATGAAGGATTTTGAAAAAGACGAACCTGAACGTTTAGGAGGATTTTATAAAGAATGTAAACGAACACTTAGATTATCTAAAGAGACAGTAGAAGAAATTGCAACTGATTTTGAGGGTACACTAGAGGAGTTGTATATTCAATTACAAGAAAAATATCAAAATAAACCTCAACCAGTACCTAATTTTAACAATTTTGGGAAAAAAAGAGGTAGACCTAAAAAAACAACATATGAGTAAATTTCAATCAACAAAACTATTTAATGGTTTTAGTACTGTCTTTCGTCAATGGGCTGCTGAGGGAACACATTGTAAGTTCTTACATGGGTATGACATTGAATTTAGAGTAACATTTGAAGGAGAATTAGACCACAGAAATTGGGTTTGGGATTTTGGAGGAATGAAACGAGCAAAAACAACTATTGATGGTATGAATGCTAAGCAATGGATGGACTACATGTTCGACCATACTACTATTATAGCACCAGATGATCCTGAGGTAGAATTATTTAAGGAAATGGACAAGAAAGGTATTGTTCAACTTAGACTATTAGAAGGTCCTGTTGGTGCAGAACAATTCGCTAAATTTATCTATGGAAAACTAAATACATTTGTACAAGAAGAAACAAATGGTCGAGTTAGAATAGTACAAGTAGAATTTTTTGAGAACGAAAGAAACAGCGCTATATACAGTGAGTAAAAAGAAAAAAAAGATTTCTGATCTAGTTGTATGGAGTGAAGAAAAAGGATACTATGCCCGTGAGTTAACTTATGGAAGTAACCATGGTGCTCCGGTAATCAAATCAAATGATGTTTCTACTTGGCGACAAAATAAAGTAGAAGAAGTAAATGCCCAGTTTAGAGCGAAATATGAAGAATTAAAGGCAGAAGCTGAAAAACTTGTAAATGAATATAACTGGAATGAACTTATATATAGTAAAGTCCAATATAATTTCCAACCAGTAGTAGGACGTGTATATCATTTATATATAAGAGATGATGAAAGCTTATTTATATCGATAATAGAACCTAGTAATTGGAAAATGAAACACGTAGCAACTTTTAAACTCAATTCAGATAGCAAATGGATAAAAATATGAACGAAGACCCAATGTTAGAAAACAATAGTTACTATGACATTGATATACTTAATAAAGCTAATGCTCCTATTTTAGAAGAAATAAAACATTGGAAAGAAAATTATAAAAATGCCTCCAGTAATATGGGAAAATGGTATTGTCAAATCCGTATAGATAAATTAACTAAAAAATTACATAAGTATGAAAGTAAGTCATGAGTTACCTCTTAGCTTAATGCAAAACGCATATCAATGGAATGACTATGATTATTGTCTTCCTCATTTAATTGATAAATACATTCAATACAGAACATTTTTTGAACAATCCCGTTCAGATAAACGCTTTATTATTATGGATAATGGTTTGTTTGAAGGAGTAACTCATACAACAGAAGATTTAATTGAAAAAATCCATTTAGTTCGTCCTGATGTTTTTATTGTTCCGGATGAATGGAATGATTCTACAACAACAATTAGAAATGCTAAAAGTTGGATGATTAATTATAAACAACATCTCCCAGAAGGTGTTAATTTAATGGCTGTATGTCAAGGAGAAGATTTAGGAGAATTAATTATAACATACCAAACGTTAGTTGATTTAGGTTATACACATATTGCTTTTAACCACTCAAGTTGTGCTTATCAAGAAATG